CCTCTAGGTGTTCCTGTAAATAAACAATGGCCACCTCTATCTGAAAGAGTTGGTCTAAGGACTTCTGTCCAAGCAGTATCTCTGATATCGGCAAATTCATCTAATACTAAAAAATCTAATCCTACACCTCTAAGGCTTTGTTCATTATCAGCACCACGCAAACTAATAATTGAACTGTTTTTTAAATGAACAGATAAATCAGCATGGTTAATTTTATCTACCCATTTGTGCTTGTATAATCTATCTATTAAATCATTCCAAACAATATTCTTTGCCATACGATAAGAAGGTGCGACATACCATACTTTCTTTTTAGGATAACGAGCAAATCTTGCTAGTTCATTAATAGCTAAATAAGTTTTGCCAAATCTACGGCCACTGATTAATACTCTAAACCTAGCTTTGCTTTCTATAACTGTTTGCTGAGGTTTAGTTAATCCCATTTAGTCATAAGACCATGGTAAAGGCTCATTATTCTCACTAGTTTCTATCTTATCTCTTTGACCTAGCATTTGTTTACCTAACCATATTAACATTGTGGTATTGCCTGATTGTGCTTTTTCCCACTGCATTCTTCTTAGGCTAGTTTTTCCTTTATCTCTTCCCTTTTTTAAGTACTCGGAAAAATTATCTGCTAGTGTATCGGGGTGACACCCTACGATTGTTGCTATTTCTTGATTAGTACAAAATATTGATGCTAATTTTTCTATCATATCAGTATCAAGTTCTTTTTTTGGTCTTCCGACATTTTTTTTTTCTTCCATGTTTCACCTCTTATACCCAGAGTGTGGGTTTTTTGTAATTATTAAGTTATTTTCTTTCTTTGGTCAATTAATCTAACTTCAGGGAACTTGCTACTTCCTTTTGTTTTTCTTTTGCAAAACATAGGAAATTCTTTTAATAGCCATTGAACTGCTATTTCTTCATATTCAATAGTTCTATAATTTTGAATACCACCGTCTTCTGAATAGTATTTAGACTTAGGTGCTACATAATTAAATCTAGTCACCCCTTTGTCCGCTATATAATAACGAATTGATCTTTCAAAATCTTCTTTGCCATACTCAGGGTTTTCAGAAACAAATGCTTTTCTTTCATAAGTGTTTCGCCAACCATAAAAACAGGCAACAATATATTTTAAATCAAAAGATACATTATTCTTCATAAAGTAAGGGTTATGGACAGGATTAATACCCCACATATCAAATTTATTAGATAATGATAATTCAAATGCTTGTTCTACAAATCCTACTAGGTCAGTTAATAATACTGTTTGCTTATCATCAACTTTCATTTCAACAGATTGTATATCGTCATCTATACCTAGAATTAGATCATTTTCTTTATAATGGCGGACAATAAAATTTCTTTGCGTGTTTACATGGTTAGTATTGCTGACAATTAAATTAACAGGATAATCTTTTAATGATTGAACATAATCATCATATTCACTTTGCCTACTAAGGAAGATATCTATTTTTGAAAAATCAATATTAGTTTGTGATAAATAATTTAAGGTCTTTTTGACTATGGTTTGAGATCGAGAAACACTCGGAATAGCTATGCGGAATTTCATAAAGATTGTTTTAGTTTTAATCTTTCTAGTTCTTCAGTAGCACTACCACAATCAATCATTTTTTTTCTGAAATAACATACAACAGATATGCGTTCATAAGGTCTATCTGATGTCATGGCCGTATTCCCATGGAGCTCATGCACATCAAATAAAGCTAAATCACAGTTTCTAACATTAACTGCTATGCCATACTTAGGGATTACAGTATATCCCCCTTGATATTTACCTGTTTCTAATACTGCTAAATTTCCAAAACCTTCAGGTAAATCGCCGTTGTCATAATGACAAGCAGTTCTAAAGTTTTTATTAACAGTCACTGTGGTGAATACAGTATCTTGGATTTTAAAATCTTGATGAGTTTTATCCCATTCATTCTTTTGATTTTGCCACCTATCAGGCAAATATTCTTTAAACAATTTTGATATGTATTGGATATATGGAACTGCTTTTTTATATGTTTCGAAATGTCTATAAGCAAATTCAGTAGTACGGCAATAAGGTATTCTTGCATACCGGTCAGCATATCCAATAATACTAGAATTAACTGCTCTTGCTTTAGGTGAATTAGATAGTGTACCATCTTTCTTTAATGGAATAAATCTATTACCAAGTATTTTTCCAATAGTCATTCCGTCTAACTTGTCACCCACTTTTAATTCAGGTGGTAATGGCCCAGCAGCTTGGCCTCTGTTATTTGATTTGGCTACTGCTTTTCTTAATGCGTAATAGGCATCTTCTGCTAAATTATGAGGAATAATATTTTTAATAAAAACTGCGATTGGTTTTCCTTCTTCATTAACTACTTTTGTTGTATCTTCTAACAAAATGTCAATATAAGATTCATTTAGGAATTGACCTTCTAAATCTTTTATTTCTTGATCTGATAATTTAGCTTTGACAGTTAAAGTCTTCATTTTCTATTGCTTTATAAACAGTATCTGTCAAATTTGAAGTTCCATAAATTTTTTGTAATTTTTCAATCATTTTTTTGAAAAGGGGTTCAGTTTCACTATTAAGGAATAATTGCACCATTCTAACTTGTGACATTGGTGCTTGTATTTCATCAATAGATATATCTTGAACAATATCATTGTTAGATTCAAACTTAGGCTCAAATGCAACAATCTTTTCAATTTCAGTTTCTTCAAAACCCAAATGAGATAAATCGTAATGTATGTCCATAAGATCGCCCATTTCAAAATTCAATAATTTATAATCCCAAGAACTATCTTGATTAAGTCGATTATCTGTAATTCTGTATGCTTTTGCTTTTTCAGGCGATATATCGGCTATAAGAACAGGTACTTCTTTAAACCCTAATTTCTTACTTGCTTCTAATCTAGTATGGCCAACTATGACTATCATATCTTTATCAACAACTATCGGTTGTTGAAATCCAAACTCTTTTAAAGAGTCAGCTACCTTATCTACATTTAAATTTTTTCTTGGGTTTCTATCATAAGGTTTTAATTCAGAAGGTGATAAATATTTAATATCCATTAGTGAAATGTTACCTGTGGTTTTAACTCAAATCCCATCATTTGCATAATTAATTCTAAACTTTTTTCTGCATCTTCTTTAGTATCAAATATACCATAATTTACAAAAGCTGAGAATGTGCCATCTTTGTTATCTATAATAATATAGTTTTGTGGCATTTGCATATCTGATTTGGTCATTTAACAATTCAAATTTAAAATTTTAATTCTATTTTGCAACCATGAATGTATATGGCATTAGTAATAAATCTATTAAATTTTTTCTTAATTTGTTCAAGCGCATTAATCGTAATGAAGCTATTGACAAATTCGTAGAAGTAGAATTTAAACCGCAAGATCAAATTTGGGCTAAAGAATTAATGCTTAAACAATTTAGGGATTCTTAGCAATAAACTCATCTAACTTTTGAATGTATTGAACTGACCAAGATAAAGGTTTAATTCCTTTTTTCCTCATTTCAACATCGCCTTTGAATTTCCATTCTTGCATTTCACTATCTGATTTTTCTTTAATAGAAATATCTTGATTTAAAAATCCTTCAGCATTCAACCAAGTACTTGGGTGTTGAGCATATTGTTTATCTTTAAGGGAATTATAATAATCATTATATTTTTTTGCTAACATCTTAGGCTCTTCCCACCAATCTTTATGTAATTTTCTATAATTGCGTCTTGCTTGACCCTTACTGATTTTATAACAAACCTCTTCCCAAAACTTATCAAAATTTTTATCTATAATATCTTTATTAGATTTAGATATAGAATTAGATATAGATATAGAGGCATTGCGGTCGCTTTGCGGTTGCTCTGCGACTTCATATCTTTTCATAGCATTCTGACGATTTGTTTCAGTTATTGAAACTGCTCTTTGATATTCTTCTACTAATCTTTTTTGGTAATAACCTTTATCGTCACCATTCCAATATAAACTTAAAACTTTTCGTATTGCGTTTTCATTTCTATTTCTAGTCAAGTTTACTATAAATTCATAATCATTAGGTAAATAACCTTCCTTACCCCAAGCATAGAAAATTAATCTGAAATATATTCCAAGTTCTTCATCAGTTAAAAAACTTGTATCTGAATTAAAGGCATCAATCCATAAATTCATTTTAGGCATTTTTGACATATTAAGTTCTCCTGTTCAATTTAGAATTAAATCAAAATTTATTAAAAATAAATCAAAAAAAAAGGGGTAAGTCCCTAGAAAACCTACCCCAAACAGGAGGAATATAATGTATCAGATTATATTTATTGAAAGGTATATTAAAAACTACTGAAAATAAAGGAAAAAAAATGATAAAAAAACATTAACAAAATCTTAATAAAATGCTTTTTATTTTTGCAAAAAAGAGTAGTTTAAAACCATGAACAAACAGGAGGTTCAAAAAATGTCACACTTAGTTAAACAACGCACTTTTGAATTTAAAGGTAAAACTTTTAACAAAGGTATTAACACACTTACTAGAGATGATGCTCTTATGGTTATGTACTCATCTGCTAGAATTTTATATTCAAGAATTATTGATAACGATATTACTCAAACAGAAGTTGGTCCTGTATGGGCAACAGGTTTTGTTATTAATAATCCAAAGCCTACTAGAGCATCAATTAATAAAGTTGGTGATGTTCTTTATACAATAATTTATGACGGGGAGGTAAAATAATGTTTAACATAGCAATCACTACATTCGTTCATATAGGAATGTTCGCATTAATTTTATATTTCATTAAGGAGGTATTTTCAGATGAATAATTTTGAATTTAAAAGACAACATTCTCACGAATATTTATGTCAAATTAATGAATATAATTATCGCATGACTAAAATGGCTAATTGTCAAAATTGGGATATTGAAGTACATGATGCAACAACATTGTCTGAATATAGATATTTAATTACATTTACGACTTTAAGAGAATGTAAAGATTATTTATCAGAAATACATAAGGTGGATATAATATGAAAGAATTTTTAAATTGTAAATCATGTGACGGAACAGGCATTGTTCCTGTTGATGAGGATTTTACTAAACCTTATGACATGTGTATTGATTGCGATGGTTATGGTGCTTTTTTAATTAATAATACAAAATTTTCTGTCTTACCAATGTTTGATAAAGTTAAATATTTTACAAAGATAGAGAATAACAAAGAAGTAATTTATCATGCGTATTACCTGAAAGGTGTATTACAAAGGATAATTACACAAGACGAATACTCAAAGCTAATACAGGAGGGCAAATAATGAGTAAACAAAAACAATGGGAATTATTACTTCAAAAATTTCATAAAGGTTATGATTCCATTAATTCACAAGCAAATAAAAACAATATGAATGGTGAAATAACAACTGTCGCAATAGAAATGTATATGCGTCATTTGTTAAATAATACTTGTATTCATACTTTACAAAATGTCATTAATGATTGTTTTAATCGTGTTATTGACGAACAAATTAATGAATTAAAAGAACATAAAAAATTTAAAGTAGGGAGGACTAACTAATGAATTTACAAGCAGGTGATGTATGCGTTTTTGCTAATACTGATTTCAAAGTTATTTGGAATGGGTCAGCAACATTCAATGTATTTGATAATACTGATACAGAAGTTGATGTGTTTACTGTCAATGGTGTTGCTAATTCTAGCGATGCTATATGGCATGCTAGAGAATGGATTGATAATCTTTATAAAGAAATGGGAGGCCATAATGAATAAAATACCTAAATTTGAGAAAAGGCATTTTGAATATTTAGCGACAATCATCAAAGAAATAGAATCTATGAATGAGGAAAATATTCCTAATTTTAAAAGTGCGGTCATAGATACAATCATCATTAGGCTCAAAGATACAAATGAGCAATTCAATGAAGATAAATTTAGGGAGTATATTTATGCCTAAAGAACTTAAACCATTTGCCCACATAGTTTACAGGCTTTATGTAAATTATGGTTTGAATGAATATCCAATTTGTAAACAAGAAAGGGTTAAAGTTGATGTTAAGGATATTACTAAGTATGCTAGTGATTACATCATGCGCCTACAAGCCGATAGTAGATCACAGGGGGAATAATGGGAAAGAAGTTGCATATCGTTATGATGATGATTTGCAAACTTGTAAATCTATTGCCAAAGATAACACCAATTCATTTATTGAATTTACAAAAATGAGTTATAATTGGTACATACGACCACAGTTATTATGGTTGCCTGATAAGGCGCAATATTCATACAAAGCTATGGTCAAAGATTGTCTTCAACAACGAGGACATGCAGTATTGAAATAGACAGGAGGTAAAATGTCAGAAGTACAATACTTAAAAGAAAAAATAAAAGAAGCTCATACAAATAATTTGTATAAGAAACTTTTATTAATTACTCACAAATTAAAATCTATAAAACAAGAAAGTACAAAAGGTATTCCATATAAAATTACATCATGGAATGCAGTTCATGATACTATTAAAGGTGAATTATTAAGCCATGAATTATTAATAATTCCTCATGTTATAGAACACAGTCGTGAAGGTAATTTAACAACAGTTAAAGTTTGTGCCGATATTATTGACACAAATTCAAATGAAAAAATACGAGTAGGCGATTATATAGGTTATGGAGTTGATACTTCTGATAAAGGTTGCGGTAAGGCAACAACCTATGCTTACAAATATTTATTAATGAAATTATTTATGATGGAAGTTGGAACTGATGAAGATTCAGAATTTTCAAACCCACCTGTCATTCATAATAAAAAATTAGGTAAAATAGAAAGCGAGGATATTATCTAATGGAAAAAATCACTTTTAATGTATTTAAAAATGATAGCGAATACGAAAATGCACCCCCTTATAAAAACAATGAATTTGTTTCTGAGGAAGATTTTGTTTTAAAAGCAGGTGTGCCTTATGAAATTTCACTTTATAAAAATACAAGTGAAAAAACAGGAACACAGTATTTAAGTATTCGTGTTAAAACAAATGAATGGGCAATAGAAAATAAAGATGCTTATGCTCATTTAAAAGATGTCACTAATTCTATTAAGGAACAAGAGGTAGATACAAAAAATTTACCCAATGACGATATTGAGTTCTAAAAATAGAAAAATCGTTAAAGATAAAAAATATATGCAATGGGTGTGTAATTCGCACCCTTGCTATGTTTGTAATTTAAATGGCCGTTTGAATTATCATCAGATACAATTTCACCACCTACAAGGAATCCACAGGATTGGTGCTATGATACGAGATGATAGCACCGGTATACCGATATGTTTCCAACATCACCAAGAATTAACTTTTAAATATGGTGAAAGAAAATTTTGGGAAATGGTAGGAATAGACCCTTTAAGTTATGCCCAAGAACTTTATAATGAATATAAACAGGAGTACAATTATGACACAAAATAAACAAATCATTAATCATTTACAACAAGGCAAAACATTAACATCTTTAGAGGCATTAAAACTTTTTGGGTGTTTTCGTTTATCGGCAAGAATTGCTGAATTAAAAAATCAAGGTTTTGATATTGTCAGCAATAACATTAAAGAAAATGGTAAAACATTTGCCGAATATCGTTTAGGTGATTTTAATGTTAGATAAATATGTATTTGAAAAATTTGATTTACTGCCAATGAGTTATAGTAAATTAAATTCATTTTTTAATTACCCTTGTCAATTCATCATTAATAAAATCTATAAAGTAGATACAGGAACTAATCCACCAATGAGAGCAGGACAAGTTGTTGAAGAACTATTACATGATGCGTTGTTAAGAAAAGATATTTATATGGATAAAACATTACTTCATTTTGAAGAAGATTTTTGTGCTTATCACGATCAAGACCAAGTTGGTAAATATCTTGAATATATCCCAAAGATGTATAAACAATGCGATAATTTTCTTAAACAATTAGGTAATTATCAATTACATAGTTACCAAGAGATGATAGAAACAGAAATCCTTGGTATTAATTTCATAGGATATACTGACTTCATTTTTGACTTAGATGATGAACTATGGCTTTATGATTTAAAGACTAAAGCTAGAATGACAAAGCCTAGTAATAGCGAATATTTACAACAATGGATTTATAAAAAGGCTTTAGAAGAAAAATACCAAAAGCCTGTTCATTGTCATTTAGATATTGTCACCCCTACTAAAAGGCATTGTGAAGAATTATTCTTTAATGATAATCAAGAAATTGAAATACATAACAAAATTAAAGGAATGGCATCAATGTTAGAAAAATGCCAAACACCTGAAGATATTGCGTTATTATATCAACCAAACCTTGATTCTTGGGAATGGAATGAACAAAACATACCTGCAAGGCAACAAATATGGGGAATTTAGGGTTTTAAGAGCCGTAGAATGGTATTTTAGATAATTAATGGGGTATCTATCAGAATTTTGTCTTTTAGATGCCCTATGCTTTT